TCACAGGCAGCATGACGGAATATTTCGTCTTGAAGCCCGGGTGCTCTGCGCCGGCAAACTCCTCTCCCCGCTCTGTCCCGTATATAAAGTTGCCGACCGTATAGATGCGGTCATATTCCCAATACTCCCAGGCTCAACAAACCTTCTCTCCGGGCATTCCATTTTTAAAATTTCCCGGACAAATTCCAATGATCTTTTATCCATCTGTTCCTCCTTCGCAGATACGGGTTTTTCCCATCTCAAGCTATCAGTATTTAATGGAGCTTCCGGAAATACGCCGTCAGCTCCTTCACCATGTTTTTATAATTCTCTGCCTGGTTTGAACAGTACGCGGCATTCTTTTTGAAAAACTCTACAATCCATATGTCGAGATCCATATCCATTTCAATAGAATAAGCGACCAGCGCCAGTAAAGACGGCCGGTTTGCCTCTTCAAGCAGTTTCGAAGAATGATCCACATTAAGCGATAAATCCTCCAAAATTTCCTGATACAAGCTGAAATCTTCCTGTGTTATACCTGGACTTACCGTATCTCGTAAAAACTCTAATATGCTCTTTTCTCCATCAACCGGCCCCGCTTCCTTTCCGGTGCCCAAATATTCATTCATGAGCTTCTCTAAATGATTAATCTTGTTTAGAACCACCGCTTTATCCTTTGTCGCTTTCCCATTTAAATCATCAAAGCTCTTTCCGTTAATCTCCCTGCGGTGCAGGGAACGGGAAAATTCAGCCATAAATTCTATGAATCTGCTGTCGTCAAATCCCGTCTTTACGAATCTGGCAAACAGGCCGAACCACATAAAGGAATCTTTTGAATCAAACATGTTAAATGTTTCTTCCGTTCCAGCCCTTGTAATCCTCTCCACCAAATCCTCGAAGCTGTCAAAATCCTCCGCTGTTGCATTATCTTTAATGAATTCACACATATCCTCCTGCTTCTTCTTCCAATGTTCCAGAAAATTGGCCGCCATTACGCTCTCCACAACCACCCTGTTAACGGTTCCGTTGCCCCCCTCAGACACCTTATAACCGCCGTAATCCCTGAAAAAAGGCATACCGGAAATACTCTTGACCATCGTTGCAAACTTCTCTCCCAGCCTGGTAAGCCCTTTCTGCGATACGGTCATCGGTTTGCCCTCATTATATCTTGCAATATGGTAGGCAATATCTTCACTTGAACAATTCAGATACTGTACGATCTCAAAATTGTATTCCTTGAATCTGTCCTGCAATTCTTCCGGAAGCTCCGAATATTTTTTCCCTCTGATATCAAATTCCTGCTTTTCATATACAGGAAAACCGGATTTATCAAAAATCTCGGTCCCGTCCTTTCCTTTTACCGATGTCTGGTATGCGATCAGCCATCGTCTGATATTCTTAGTTATTTTAAAAGCATCCTTCGAAAAGGAGTAGGCTGTCGTACATCTTTGCTTGCCGTCCAAATCCCAGATGATGGCCAGTCCGTTCGCCACCTGTTCCGCAAACACCAGTGGGGGGATTGGATTCCCCTGTAAAATATCTGATATCAGATTTCCCTTCATGGCCGGGCTCCATTGCTCCGATTCGCGCTGTAACGGATGATCAAACCGGATGGTATGCCGTTCTATTTTTTTATTAATCGATGCTATGCAAAGCTTGTCCGGCTTGCTTTTCTCCAACGTCTGTGTCGATTTCTGCATAACTGTAACCTCCTCCAAATTGCTAACCCTGCCGGTATCCTGAAACAGAATACTCGTATAATCAAAAAACCGGGCCTGCCGGTAATACCTCTCATAATCTTTGTCCGACAGCTTTAATATCTTTTTGATATCCGATGCCGGTATGGACTCCATTTTCATCTCAAGAATCTGCCTTGTCCGGACCGGTATTCTGTCAAGGTATCTTACCACTTTATCGTCCCGGAATAAGCCGGTTTCTCTGTCAATCTCTTTTGTTATGTCAAACTCAGACTGAAGCGTATCGCCGATTGTCGCACCGCTCTCCCC